CTTGACCCAATCTCCGAAGGTTATGGGGAAAGGAGTGCCGTCAGCCTGGTCTTTGCGAAGGAACACCTTTGATAATTCTTCGATGCTCATTCCTTGTTGAATGAGTTCAAGAATGCCAATAAATGTCCGTCCAACCCTCTCTGCGGTATTCTCTCCCTCAGAAGAGGCGTTCCTTATCTGTAGAGCAAGTTTCCTTAATATGTCAAGTGTATCAGGCATTATTCACCAAGTACTCTAAAAGTTACACGATTAGCATTAATCCCTCCACTTCCCCTATACAGCGGAAAGTCTTTTTTATTATCATTCAAATACCGAACACATTCTTTCATATACCTATCAGCAACAGAGAAAGCATCATTATAAGCCATAAGTTTCTCCTTAAAATCAGAACGCGATGAATATTCGTTATCTTTATTGACAAATCCAAAACGGGTGACATTTCCATCTCCATTTTTCACGATACGAGCATAGGTATAATATGCCAATGTCGTTTTCAGCCCTACAAAGGAACGTTTGCCTCCACATTCTATGGTATAAGAACTACCATTAAGCAACTCACTATAATTTTCCGGATGTTCTTTCACATCTAAGAATAAAGCATCACCCAAAGCTGACTTCAAATCAATGTTCTCCGACTCCCGAATATATGCCTCTATCTTTTCCGTATCGATGTGTATTGACATCGTACGAGCCAACTTATAGACCTCATCTGTTGTTATTAGACATCGCAGCATTTCTTATATATTTAAGAGGTTGTACACTAAAGTCATTGGAAGGATTGAGAGGTTCATACCAATGCGCAAAAATTTTCTGAAAAGCCCGTTCAATCATGCGTTGTTGCTTTGACACAATAGAGTTATAGTATTCAAAAGCATCTTCCAATATATCCCCAGAAAAACCAACCTTACCAATCCGGATACAATACCAAGGCTCCTGCCCGAAAGCCGAATAAATACGTTCAACCACACTGGCATCAGTAACGGTAAACTCCTTATCATAATTTTTAGGACTAATATCCACAAACTCCGGTTTTTCTTCATCAGATTCCAAGGTTACCTCTAAGACCTTTGTCGCATTGGTGTCTCCTTGTAATTGCACGATAGTATCAGAAAAACCAGTATCTTCATTAGTCCTATCCTCTTTTATAGGATTTCCGTTTTCATCAAAACGTACCGAAGAAGCACCTTTCTTTGTAATTATCATCCCGGAAGGCATGAAGTTACAACGCACATTACGATACTTCACATTGGCTAATCCCTCATCCGTACTCATTTCCGTAATCACACGGTCAGCTCTTCCGATAGGATACACGAATTTCCCTGTGTTGCTAATCCATAGTATCTGCCCCTTATAGTTTTCAATCCCTCCGGCAGCCCGAATTTGCGCATAGACCACCTCCTTACGTGGATTAAATACATCTATAAACTCCACATTTTCTGGTATTACCTTTATGGCTTTTCCCTGACGGGTTTTCTTTCCTGTCCAATCCGGATGAACTGCGATTTTTGCGATATATCCGGATTCATCCTCCTCCAACAAACGGCAATTTTCAAAGGGGATGTGCTGTACTTCCACTATATCTGCGAACATATTATAATTAACATGTATCGCCATCCCATCGTAATCAGCAACATCCTTGCAGACGAAAGCATGGATGTCATCTGCCGTATCTCCACGGCGGTTAACCACATATTCAGAAAAAGCAACCTCACGAAACCCATTTCCCTCTATGAAATTGGCATAACGTTCTGCACATTCGCTACCCGTTGAACTCGCAGCGATGATATTTCTTAGATGTTGGGGATATAAATTATCATCACCGTAGCTTTGGATGCCAAGATTACGTAAATAGCCCGTGTCAACACGCCTATTACTCTTCTTCTTTAATTCATTTACGTTCATCGTTCCGTGAGGTTATTCTTTATTTCACCGTTTCTACGGCTTCTATAGTCTGCTTAGAGTCAACTACAGATTGAGCCTCTTTAATATGAGCATCCAATACTTTAGCTGTAACTTTCTTCCCGTTCAGTTTATAAGTCTTGAACGCATCTCTCACAATCTCAGAAGTAGCACCTTCCACTTCAAAGGCTTTCACCAATTCTGAAACCAAAGTTTCATCCAATGGTAAAGCAGGACTCATCCGTCTTTCAACCCTTTTCTCCCAATCGGAAGGCGTTGAAGCAAAAAAGACTATCCCTTTAGGATTTTCCGCAAGATACCTTTCTGCCGCTTCGTCAGTAAGATTGTTGTTGGTGTACATTTCACTACTTCCAAAGCCTACTTGGAGCAATACACCATTTTTCAATGCATAACTTGATTTTTCTTTCATTTTTCCATATCTTTTTAAGTACGAATACATTTCAATCACAGCGTCACGATAGCAATCAGCACATGAGGTCTTGGTAAATGTCCTACCAAGAACTTCATGAAACATCAGTTCAATGTCTGATTTATCAGAAGAAGAAAGGGAGACCTTATCCCCCAATCTCTTCAACTTATCAACCATCTCCAAGACAAGCATATTCCCTCCTATGCTGCCGGTTCAGCCGTCAAAGTGTTGACAGCAGTCTTAGTTGCTTCATAACTCGTCTTGAACAAGAATAATGCAGATTTAGGCGTTTTCTGCTCTTCCAAGGTAACAGCCCATCCACCTTCAGTATCCTCGCTATACTTATCGTTGTCGATAGCTGTAGCTGTAAGCCCTTGGTAGTAACCATACACCTGAAAAGCGGCATCACCAGGGTTTCCTTCTTTCTGTAAACCCTTATATTTATTCTCCAACACCACAACATAGGTACCGTTAGCCAATCCGTCAATAACATCAGCGCATACATCCGGGTCGTTTGCCAATATCACAATCGCGACAGTATTGGTAAACGAACTACGATATGTGCCAGCCACTAATGAGGTCTTTGTACCCGTAAATGGATTTTTACCAGGAACAACAACCTTATAAGCCTTCTTCCCGGTTTTCATAGCCAGCGTTTCAATCACATTCTTTTTTGTAGAATTGAATACTGTGGCTGCAAAGTCCACATCCGCACGATTCATTATTACCCCTTCCTGCTCCAATCCTTGTACTACTGGATCATCACACGACGGAACAATATCTTTCTTTAAAATATCATCACATACTCCCATAGAATACCTCCTTTTGTCAATATGCTACTTGCACCAAGTTGTCCTCGCCAATCATAGAACCGAGTTTACCAGTAGAATAGATATAATTCTTACGGGGTTTTCTTTCAAACCAGATATCAAGGTCAGATATCGGGTTATCGCCTTCACAACCGTACATTAAATTGTCCGGAGAACATAGAACCGCACGGTGAGGAAGGTTCAGTTTCGTTTTATCGTTCTGATACGCTTGAATAAATCTATCCCAAATAGAACATTTTACGACCGTAACGCCGTCATACTCTCCTACTTCAAGGCCGTCAAAAATGACCGTCCAAGGCATAATAACCTTATATTTCTCCCTCACATCACGTGACAAAGAATCACATAATGATTTTGTAGCAAAAATTGCATGTCCGGACTTCTGGAAAATACGGCTATCCGCATCTTCAAGCATCGTGTCAAACACAGATGTAGCAGCCCCCAATTCTTTCATCTTGGACTTCTGCAAAGCATAAGATGCTTCAGAGTTGGCTGATATAACGGTATGCTGACCGGAATTCTCTGCACATATGGCAAACAGGCGTTTAAAGAAACCGTCACATGTCTTGAACAATTCTACATTCAATCCATCCGTAATTTGACCGGAACCGTCAATATTAGCGGCATCCTTGTCTCCAAACCAAGTGAAGCGCCATAACATTTTCATCATTGCTTCCGTCAGTTTTGGAAGGACAATCCCATCCATATATTCAGTAGAAGTAAGGTCCGCAATATTGGTACCGGTCTTCAAGCAGTACTTTGCAATAGTATTCTCCAAATCCTCATAGCACATTTCCAACGGAACTTGCCAGTCGCCAATTTCCCATACTTTCTGGGCGGCAGCGATAGCCACTTTTTGATATTCAGGGTCACATCCGGCACCTGCGATACCTACATCCTCCATCTCACCGATGAAGCCAACTTTCTTGCCATTGGTCACTTTAGGCATGAACGTCATAAAACGCTCCATATCCTCATTTTGAAAGACTGTCAGTTCAATCAAGTCTTTCAAATCCTTCACCGCCTGATTGTCTGGCGTCAATTTTGAAAAATCTAAAATAGGCATACTCAATTCTCCTTTCTTTACTTTTTAGTTCTCTTCTCCCTTTCCTCTCTCAACTTTCTTTGAATAGGTGTCTCCTCTGCACTTGCTTGTGTCTCAACAGTATTCTTGAAGGATTGGGTACGCAAAGAGACTCTATAGGTTGAACAATGTTTTGCTAGCCAATTCTCACCTCCTGCCATCTTTACAGCATTCAGTATCTTATTGTCCTCAACTGTACGGGCATTGGTTTTCAATGCCGCATTTTCCTCTTCAAGTTCTTCAATGCGCGCCTTTAAAGCTTCAATCTCCTCGTCACCGTTTGCTTCTTCCGGGTCTTTGATTTCTGTAATCACTCCGTCTGTTACAATGATAGTCTTACCATCGGGCATAACATGCTCGCCATCGGGGGATGCCGCATCTCCCACCTGCGGTTCTCCTTCTTCACGTTCCACCGTCAGTGTATTACCTTCGGCATCTGTCAGTTCCATAGATACTACCGGAATGTCTTCTATCTTCTGGTAGCCACATTTCGCAAGCAGTCTGTCAATGATAGATTGCTTTACCGTTACTTGTTTCTCTTTGTTCATTTTCTCACTATTAAGTTTATAATCAGTTCCTTTTGCTGTAGTCGGTATAAGAACACCAGATATAAATCCAAGTTGTTTTGCAACCTCACCGCCAAACCATGCCTCCTTGTTCATCTGGACCTCCAAAATGGTCGATTCAACTCCTGTCCGTTCAACATATACAGCCATCATCTTATCCTTTTCCGCTTCCAGACTTGATTTGATGGATTCTATAGTTTCAAGGTCCAATAAATCATCATATCTTGCCAAATATGGTTTGTGGATGAGAAACTTTGCATGAGGATAAGCTTTTCTGCGTTCAAGTGGAGCAGAAAGCAAAATGATGGTAGCCATAGAAGCACATCGTCCAACAACGGTACAAGATATTTCCTTGCCCGACGCACGTAATGCATCATAAATAGCATACCCCTCAACCGTATCACCGCCGCACGAATGGATTTCAATGTCAATTTTAGGGTCAGCCGGGTCAAGCCATGAAAGGAAGTATTGGATATCCGGAAACGAAAGCCCCTCGTCACCGGTCAAATACCAATTTTCCATTTTATCCTTATCAGCTACAATGTCCTTGTTAATGTATAATTTAGCCATATCACATAATTGTTTGTAACAAAGGTAGAAAACATGATACGGCTTGAAGAAAATAAGAAGTCTATTCCACTGACACGCTTTGTCAGCAACTTTTTCAAAACAAAAAAAGAGCGGAATAATTCCGCCCCCCCTAAACATCCACCTTACTTGAGAACTTATCTATTATCCGATAAATTGTCCTTTCCGCAATATTATACTCATCGGATAAATATTGCATGATATAAGTCTTTTTATGTCCCTCCTTTGACAGACGGACATATTCTTGATACACGGGAATATATTTCACATCCCCGACATCAAGCGAAGCATCCCCCATCATTTGAAGAAGACTCTTATTCAATATCAATAGTTCATATGCTTTCATATACTACCAAGATTTTCAACGTACTTAACCCTATTAGCAACAGAGGTAAACTCTTCCACAGAAACCACCGGAGCAGGCGCCATCATCATACCTTTTGCAACAGCTTTGGCCAGCATGTCCTCTCCTAACGCCTGATTGGAAGAAGCTGTTACATTAATGGGAATACCTCCTCCTATCTGATTGAAAGCCGACAATAACGGAGCAAACATCGAGGTTGCAGCAGCCGTCATTACACTTTCACCGTTGGACAACATAGCAGGTATGGAATCGCTTGTACCGGAACCTGGCCCTTCAACTTTACCTCCTTGTGCAAATTTAGCACTTTTCACCGATTTCATAGCCTTTCCCATAACAGTAGTTACAGATGCCACTACAGTACCTATCGCAGCAAGCATGTCAATCCATGTTGCAGATGAGCGGGTAGCTGTTTCTACGGCTTTGGCAATGGCTACCCCTTGTGCGATAGAAACCTCCGCAATAGCCAGTATTTTCGCCAACTGGGCCATATTCTCGTTATCTCCTGCCGCTTGTTCCAACAAATCAGAAAGATTCCCTGCCAAGACAGAAAGGGATTCACCTTTATTTTGCTGCATCTCCACTTCCTTGTCAATGACCGCCTGCTTTGCATCCAAGTATTCTTGGTCTGCAGCAAGCTGTCTGGCCCGGAATTCGGCATCACTCTCCTCTTCCATCCGTCTCAAGCTGTCTTTCAGTTCAAGCTTCTGCTGTTCCTGCATACGAAGAAGCTCAAGTTCACTATATCCATTCAATTTAGCTTCTGCCAATTCATTATCCAATCGAAGTTTGAGTGCATCAGCTTGTTTCTTTGCTGTATCATTCTCATGTTGAACGGACAAATCATCAATCTCTTTATTGTACTTCTCCGTGACAGCAAGCTTCATCTGTTCAGTAAGCTCTTTCTGACGAAGTTCTACGTCACGTTGGACAACAAGTTGCTGTATTTTGAGTTGGTATTCCTGCTCACTTCCAGCTTTTACGGATTCAAGTTGCAGAGAGATTAGTTTCTGCCGGTTCTCCACCTCCTTCATCAGTTGTTCTTCCGATAATTGCTGTAATGCATCATTTTTTTGCTGTTCAAGTGCAATAATCTGATTATTTATAGCTCCAGCTCCACGTGCTTTCGTTGTAAGGTCTTGTTCCTCAATCAAGCGAACACGCAAATCTTCTATTTGACGAGAAAACTGACGTTCTATCTCAATGGATTGTTTCTCTCTACTGTCCTTAACCAGCTTAAGCATTTCATCCTCAGCCTTACGAATTTCTGAAAGTTCTTTTTCTTTTACAACTTTAGCCTTATCTACTGATTCTTTCCGCATCGCATTTATTTTATTCTGGGTTTCCTTATTACGGGTATAGCTCTCCATTTCCTTTTGAGCTACGTCCGAAAAAACTTGAGAGAATTCCTTTAAATCTTTCACTGTACTTTCTGATATACCCAATCGGCTAATAACCTCATCAGCCGTTACTGCCCCTTGTGCCATATCATCAAGCAATTTATTAGCTTCACCAGTAAGTTCTATTTGCCCAAGAAGATTTGCCAATTTCTTTCGGCCAATATCAATGCTTTCCTGCTGAAGTTTATTTTCCATATCGTATGCTTTTGTAGCCGCATCAGTACGCTCTTTCAGGCTTTTTGTAGTATCATCTGCAATGAGCTTCAATCTTTCAATCTCAGAGCGACTTGCCGCACGCTTCATATTAAGCATTGTTTCCGATTTCTCTAACTGTTGCAATGCATCATTCAGTGCCCACGCTTGTTTCGCATCATTTGAAATTTCTTTTCCAATACCGGAAAAACTATCCTTCATATCCTTTGCTGCACCAGAAAAATCACCAGAGAAGAATTTAGCAATAGCTCCACCAAACTTTGCAATCCGGTCTATAATCACATCAATAATTGCCCCAAAAGAGGACATTACATTAGAAAGAAATTCAGTACCTTTTTGCGTTTTAGCCAACCATGCGACCAATGAACCCAACAAAACAACAGTAGCCCCAATACCAGTGGAAATTAGTGCAAGTTTCAACACTTTTAAAGCTGCAGATAACAAATTACTTGTTATAGCCGCTGTTTTTTGAGCACCAGAGAACATATTCGCAGTGACCGTTCCTGCTTTGTACTGGACTGTTATTTTAACCAATTCATCCTTCAAACCACCAACAAATTCCTTTGTACCTCGCAAGACGCTAACGCCACTGCGCAATATGGAAACAAAAGGTACTTGGGCTTCTGTAGCCTGAAGTATCGCATCTTTATAATTACCCACATTCCGATAAAAGCGCTGCGTTTCTTCTTCCGCACCTTTCAGTTCATCGGTAATGGCATTTATCTTATCTTGCAGCTCTTTGCCTTCGCCCCCCTCACGCTCTACACGACTTAATCTGTCATAAGCAGCGGTAAGATTGGAAAGCTCAGCCCGCAACCTAACAAGGCTTCCTTCCATCTCTGTCTGCTCTTTACGTTCATTTTGAATTTGTTTATTCAGTACACGGATGGCATCTGTATATTGTTGGGTAGCAACTCTATTTTCGGTTAATTTAATATTATATTCCTCCCTACTCATACGGCCTTTCTTCAAATCCTCCTTAAGAGTTTGTTCTACTTTTCGAAGTATATCCAACTGCGTACGATACTCTGCTATTTTACGGATAGCATCATCATACTTTACCCGAATTTCCAATATTTTTTCACTTGTATTGTCTTTCATAATTATACCTCCAATTGTAACAATTTACATTCACATATTCCCGTATCTTCTGCCTTAATGGAAATAATGGCATAATATCTACCATATTGGGCCAAGTAAATTGGAACAGTCATATCCAAGTCTCTCAACTCAATATCATTTATTTCTATCTTTTCTGTGATTACTTTAGGCATATAAATGACCTCACTATAACTTTTGTAATAAGAGTTAATCACAGAAGAAAAATCAAGTTCCTCAAATGTTCCTTTCAGAACATCTGCATCATCTGTACAAAGTAAAATTCTTGGCTCCACTTTCTCTAGAGAAGATTTACCATCACTGTCATACTTATATAACTTTATAGACGCAACGCCACCTGCCATATCAGTACCAGCAAATGGAAGCGTAAGAATATCACGCTCTGAATCCAAAGTGTAATCTAATACTTGTAATGCTCCATCATAAGAGCCATTAACCGTAGAGTCTTCTTTGTAACGCAGATAATTCAGCTGTGCGAAATCATTCAGCCTATATTCCAACATATTAGGTTTATTCTCCTTATAAGTAGCAACAACCTTTTTTGTCCAATCATATGCTCTTGTTTCATTTTCTTTAATAGTATCTACAGAAACAAACTCAATGGAATTTGAATCATTCTTACCAGGAACAGCAAAAACACCGAGAATTGCAGCAACAGCTTTAATAAAATCTATCTGTTTTATTTCGGGCAAATTTGCAATAATCGGGAAGTGCCCATATCCTGCATTTATCTCATCATCTATCGAAGGCATCACTTGATCACATATAGCTGTAATGCTAAATGAATTATCCATAGATATACCACCATCATCAATCCACCCTGCGTCAAGTAATCCAAACAAAATCTCCTTACTTTCCTCTAGCGTATCTGTCTCTATATCTGTAAAATCAAAATAGATAGTATAACTATTTGTGTTATGCCTCTCAATCTTGCTATAATCTATAGTTGCAATATCGACTCTTGTATCATCATCCATAATGTAATAAGCAACCAGACATGCTCCATTAGGGTATATAGAAGTGGATACATCAAACGACACATTACCATTCATCAAAATCTTCATATTCGGAGCATTAAGTTTAAAGCCTTGAATATAAATTTTTCCAGAACTACTTTTAAACTTGGTTATAGTCCCATAATAGCTTGAAAATGACTTATCTGCAAAATACAATTTTTCCGGTTCTCCCTTATCAAGACGTCCATGTACATAGTAACTAAACTCTGCATGTAATGCATTTTTTGCAGCATAACTTCTGCTATCATTACGAGTTAATAAGGGTACAAACAATCTACTTAACATAAAAGCGCGATTAGCAGGAAACGTAAAAGTGACACCATTATCTTTCATAATTTGTAACAAAATCCAGGTAACCTTACACCCCGGATGATACCACCCTGTTGTATCTTCCCGCCGTATACCATAGTCTACTTTAGGAATAAAAAAATTACCGGAAGCATCCCCTTCAAAAGAACCTACTTTCCAAAATACATGATAATCTGGAAAATCATCATCAGCAATGACCTCATAATTGTGTCTATCCTTCAAATCACGTAGCGTTTTATTTCCACTTATAATATTTGCAAATCTAGAGACATTACCCCATGAAAGAGCAAATTCAAAAACATCCGATGTAGACAATAAGACCGCAGTTGCGTTATTGAGTATCTCTATCCCGTTACGAAAATAACAAGCATTCAGTTTAATTCTAGGATAAACGATGTCGCATGAAGGTAAATCAGCATGCATGATTGCACACTGATTACGTATAGTATTCGGAAGTTTGATAGTATAAGAATTATTACTTATAATCTTACTCAAATCCGTAAATATATTACTTTTGAAATTGAGCGTTACTTTGGTATCATCATCCAAATCCATCAGTTTATCACCAATGAATAGCATATCGTTTCTCATAAGCTTTGTACTCTTGTTTCTGGTAATATGATTGTTGCTACGAAATCCTGCAATACGGCTCTTGTCTTATTGAAATTACCAACAGATACATTCACTGCCTTCCAGCTATCAACTCCATTCACATTTTTACCTGCATACATATCAACGATGGGTGACAACGCGAGTTGAAACAAGAAGTCAAACGTTTCAGAGTCCACTAAAGGAGCACACACCAACAATGTATTCTCTTCTGTTTTTCTCTGCTTACGTCCTGAACCTCCATGATAGCCATTAACATAGTTATAGTCTTGCATATTATTACGAATGAATTCACCATCATTGGCAATTTGTTTGCCCTCATCACCACGTTTAAACAACCAATAGCAATAAAAGCCATGACGATTTATCCAACGTAAATAAATTCCATCCGTGCATTCATCAACTAAAAGCCTCACGTTTACAGCCATATTCGTCAATGCATGAAAAGTAAAATCAAATGTATTGTCGAACACGTTTGCCCCCACACTCGTTCCCGGCAATTTCAATACGACCTCATTGTTTGCATCAATTCCATTCAGAGTAATATTATACACCTTTCTTTCAGACAATGTAATAGCTGGTAAAGAAATGCTGTCAGCGGTCACAGTCACATTAGCATTACCGGCCGTATACATTCCTACCGTAAACGGAAGGTTTTTAAACCACGTCAATATACGATTTCCATTATACCGTTCACCCACCTTCATTGCCCCCCAAATGATGAACGTATTGAATTGAAAACTTTCAGACATTGAACTGTCCGAATAAAAGTCAATATCTACAGAGAACACACGTCCTACCCCGCTATCTTTCGGAACCGTCTGTGAATAATCAATTTTCCCAAATTCTACAGTGTCAAATGTAGACTGCATGTAAAACGACACATCAAAAAAGCATGCATTATTAAACAGAGCCCTCTTCTCCTTGTATGAAATTTCAGAAACGATATCAGTCACCGTCACCTCCACGTAATCCCAAGCATGCCCGTAAATGTTTATCACTACCGGATTAAAACAGAAAGATATTTCATCCGGATATTCTATGGTTGTTTCCCCTATCTTATGAGTTCTCATTACTATGTAGATTTATATGTGTCACATCATCAACGAGTATACCAAACACACGGTCCATAATGTCCCGTATTGTTTGCTCCACGTTCGTTGTATATATATCCTCGTACGTACCAGAGCGATAAAGTGATGTGCCCTCTGTTGCTATCTTCCGGGCCACAAGGTATGCAAATGACCTTGGTCTCTCCACTTGGATCCCCTTGTCTATCATCCATTGCTGAATAATCTTATAGAATCCTTTCGGTACTTTCCCCGAGGCACGTCCCACCTCCAGAACTCCGAACGCTTGACGACCATAAAGAGTACCATGATTATCATCCACGACAACGTGCAGGCTCTTGATAGTTTTGCCACTTGCACGCTGCCCAGCCCGTATATGATTTTCTATGATGCGCTGCCGAAGATTATCCAACTCCTCACACAATATCGCCTTTACCTCTTTCCTCCTATCTTCCATAACTAGCACATGGGCGCTCCTTGAACCTCTTTCAATTTCAATTCTATTACTATTCCGGTAACATTTACATCCAGCTTATCATAGAAAACGGAATAAGGTACCTCATCGCTCACCCACTCAAACAGCTCGCTCCTATTCAACTCACGGATAAACTGAACCGCATATCCTTTGCATCTCTCAATGACCTCATCATTCTCCACCCCATCGAAATCAAATTTGGCCTTATCAGCAAATGCTATCATGCAGTTAGGAGAATCCCTTAGCTGTGTTCTTGATATGACGAATTTCCCGGATATAGGAAGCAAATTTATAATGGCCGGCAATGGCATCTTATCCAACCTGACATTGGCGGTCGCCCAGTTATCGAACAAATAGGTGACTCCTTCCAGCTTTTCTGCAACAGAAGCTATCTTCCTTTCTACACTTGTATTCATTGCTTATTCTGATATATTTTGATATATTTCCCGTAATCGACGTTCATAGCGTATTTTCTCTGCATCCATGTCAAGGCATTTATATACCCTCACCCATGGAACACATTCTACCTGCTCATGGTCAGTTATCCCCATGCGGGTAGCATAGTAATCCACCAAGCCAAACAACCCGAACGAAAGCTTATCCACTCCGGCACGTCTTTCTTCCGGAGTCGGTACTACGCTCGTAGTTTCAAAAAGCTTGGTAATACGTTCAACCTCCTTGGTTACCCATGTGGAGAATCCCAAAATATCCGCTGCCCCACACTTCTCTATCTTATCAATAGACAAACCAAGGACAACACGGCATGGAACCATTATACAATCTATTCCATTGCGTATGGATTGTAGTTCCATCAGCTGACCTATAGTGAGGTCATTCAGAGTCTCCGGAACTCTTACACCTGCGACAAAGTCCGGTTTAGGCAACTTCCCTATCTGATCCAACAGTTCAGCAGCATTGCTCGCCACGTTACTCAATATCAAAAACTCTTTTACTGTCATATCTGTCCTAATTTTGCTTTTGGTCTTTTAGGTATCGGTTTTATACGGAAAAGCATTGCCATTATCAACATGTCGAGGTAATCCGGAGAATGACCAAGTATCTCTTTCATTTTCTCCTTGTTAATTATCCCTTTCTTTCGGGTATCAGCATCTATATGGTCTTGCTTCAAAACAGCCAATTCTTCCATTATGCGCTCTCTTTGCACTTCCGTACATATAACCCTTATCTGCCGATTATTTATTAGTTCTGCAAGCTTAAATGCACATTCAGACTTCAGATTGTCGTACTCTGGATTAATAGGTCGGTTACCACCATGAAATTCTTTGATGCCATTCAAATAACTTTCAAGGTAGCTTCCAAGTCCATCACTATCAACTACCATCATGCTACGTGGAATCTTCCACTGTATCATCATGTTTTTAAGGTCCGTCTCAATAGATTTACCCGTGCTATATTCCTGGTCTAACCGGATATAACACACATTACCCACCCAGTGCCCCCCGACAAAACGGTCGCGTCCTTTCATGGCAAGGTCAGCTGCTCCCGTCGATAATCCTATCGGTTTTACGTGCTCATTTGCGAATAGGTCACAAATGGCATCATAATCACAGAGTGCTGTCGGGTCGTTGTCATACTCCCAATTACCATAGTACAAGCGCTCCTTTGTCACTTTGTCCCTGGTATTGCGGAGCGTATCTATGTAGTCCTCGGTAGCGTAGGGATTATCCTGCACCAATGCTTGAATAAAAGCGTATGGGGCTTCCAGCTTGCCTTCTTTCCACGGTTTGTAGAACTCACGATAAAGCCAGTTCTTCTTTGGATTGCAAGTGATAAGTATCTTCCCGGATATTCCATACACATCATTCAAGTGCCGTCCTATACGCGTCTTCAAAACCTCAAATGCGAGGTAGTGAACCTGCCCGGCTTCTTCAATCCACCCTCCAGTAAACTCCTTGGAGCCCAATCGCTCATACATCGGGTCTTTGACGGGATAATATGTCAAGTCAAGAAAGATGATTTCCGACCCATTCCCTAAAAGTATACCGTCATTGGTCTGCTTGTAGTCAGTGAATCGATGCCACTTTGCCACCTTGTCGAAAGTGACAGAGATAGACTCACGGCTATCTTTCAAATTATTTCGGCCAGCGAACCATCGAGTGCCCGGGAGATAGTAAGCACATTGCATAAGCCATTCACACCCAAGCCATGACTTTCCACCTCCACCAGCGCCACCATAACACAGAAACTTCGTAACATCGTCACGAAGGTAGTTATAGGCTAACCTCTGCTTTATATTGACCTTATATCCCATTACTTGACTTTCTCCGCATCTTCTGTATATGGTAGAAAATTAAATCCTTTGAACTCTTTTCCTGCATTCGTATGGTCCACCTCCTGCTTGTCAACAAGCCCTAACTTTCGGGCAATGATATTCGCATTGAAAGCTCCAACGCACGCTCCCTCAAACTGCTGCGTTTCGATGGTTTCCTCCACGCGTGCGATGACCTCCAAAAAATCTTCATCATTCTTATTTCTACATTCGGAACGAAAAGTGCTCCACCACTTGGAAGAAGCACCTACATAAATACAGAACCCGGTTAGGGAATACGGACGGGAAGTCGGGGAAACTTCTTGTTGTACTTGTTGCTCATTGACTGTCTCCACCTTCTTCCCTTTTTTCCTTTTTACCGGAACAGTCTTTTGAATGGCCTTTTTGGACAACCAGGGATTTTCATCACACCATTGGAAATACTCACATGCCGCCTCCCATAAGAGTTCCGGCGTAGAAAAGAGCTTATCCCTTCCATGCTTACTTCTTAACATCCAAAATTTATTTCCAGTTGGTGCCGCCATCTTATTTCTTCTTGAATCGTTCGTCCAATATCTTAGGAACAGTGTTATTCCAATTAATCACGTGGTGTAATCTTTTCGTTTCCTCGCTATGGCCCATCACGCCCACCTTCACAGAGGATGGCATCATCATAACCGTATAAAAACTCTTGACATATGTTCCTTGACTCATGTATATATCCGTCATACCTCCTTTATTCTTCTGCGTCTGCTTCTGGTTTAGCGCCACTTGTGGAACCTGCAGAAGTAGACATCCCCTGCTACCAAGCGTGGTATAGGTGTTCACATCTTCATTAATGCGACCAACGAATTTAAACGGTCTATCTACGGAACAGATGAAAGAATTCATCGCTTTCCGTTTCATCTTCTCGCCTTTCAAAATATCGTTCTCCTTTCCTCCTACAAAATCGCCTCTCTGAGCCATAGCCAAAGTGAGAGCCGGAATACTTTCATAAAAACGTAGCATAGCTTCAAATACCACGTCCAATTGCTTTATCGCCCTCTGTTTGACTATACCATCTCTACCATAAGTAAAAGAAAACACATCGTAATCATCATCCAGTTCTATGAAGTATTTGTAGCCAAGTTTTCTTGCTATCTGAAAGCAAGCATTACGCGCATAAACAATAGCTCTGCGATCATCAAAATTATCCGCTTCATCAAAAGTCTTTGCAATCTTTGGTTTATCGAACATTACAACGTTTTTATATTTCGCGTAATACTCTGCGGCCACTTTATCTTCATTGTCTATCACATAAACAATCGGTCCCGTATAGCCACACTTCCGCAGTGTCTTATCTGTAATGACGGAACCGGCACGGCCATGCGTCAGTATGAATGCTGCAAAATCACTCCTCATCTTCAGTATCCTCCAGCATTATTTCATAAATATCTTCCTTGAATCTGGAATAACCGTTCTCTATCGCCTTATCAAAGTCTATTATCACCAGCGCAGACGCTTCCATCAGTTCCTGAATCTCTTTCTCCTGATGGGCGTAGAACTCTGCTATCCGTCCGTAATCGAATACAATATGTCTCAATGCAGCTATCCGAAGGAAAGACTTCACATTTTCCGGAACGTTTGAATTATCTATTTCCGAAATCAGTTCTTCATATTTGCTTTTATCATAGAGAAAATTTATTTCCGGGCATACAGGGTTTTTAGGCTCATACACCGGAGCTTCAATCTTTTTCGTGTATTTATTCCGGGCATCACTTTCACTATCTACCAGACTATCATAGTCGAAATCAAAGTTTAATCCCCAATCCATCAAAGACTCTGCATTCCACTCCTTCAATAGTTTTTCGTCCCATGTACCATTATTCACGTTATCACGGATAATAATCTCCCGTTCTCGTTCTTCTGTCAACCCATGAAGCAGAACCGTCGGCACATCAGAAAGTCCTAGTTCTACACTGGCCTCATACCGTTGGTTTCCGGCTATAATCACCAGTTCCCCAGTCCGGTCAGAGAGTATGATGGGACGTGCCTCGAAGTAGTCCGGATTACTATGAATAGACTCTTTGAGTATCCGCATCTGCTCCTCTGATATGGTTCTGGGATTGTTACCCAGTTTTTTAAGGTCTTCTATTTTTCTATAAATTATCTCCATTGGCACACTATTTTACGTTACGAAAATAAAGATACCGAATAATCCACGAACGGACTATCTGGTATCAAAGAAGTTACTGACAAGATTTGGCAGAAGATTTTGTTTTAGACAGCAATACCTTAAATAAATCCAAATCTTCAATTTAACAATTACACCGTTAATGGTTAACAAATACATTTACCAGCTAAACCATGTTATATGATGACTGAACAAAGGCTCATAATTTGCATAACTTCCACAAATCCGTACCTTTGCAATGTGTTTTTCATAGTATTAGATTAAGGTTAATAAAAAAGATTGGCTGTCTGGGAAGATAGCCTTTTTTTTTGCCCATATATAAAGAGGAAATCTTAACATTCTGATTGTCAAACAATTAATTAAAGGTAGTAGAACGGATAAATAGCCGAAATAAACAAAAATAGCGGGTAACCTCTATTCTTATGTAGGCTGTTATGTAGGCAAAAAATTGGTCTACATGAGTACACGTAAAACCTAATTAAAATGTATTCGATCAACATTAAAGGAAAAGTGACCTCAAAAGACAAAAAACTGGTGAAACTGGAAATGATCTTCTTCCAAACAGGCTACAACAGAGTTTCTAAAGTGCTAAATATCACCGGTCCCATCAAAGACTGGGACAATGCGTCACAATCATTTATTTCCAAATCAAGCGATGCTATCAAAAAGAACAAGATGTTGCTTGATCTGAAATTAAAGTATCAGAAGATTGCGGAAGAATGGGAAGAGGAAGGACGTAAATGGAGTCCGGCCGAACTGGCACTTAGTCTTGATAAAAAGAAAGGGAAGGAAATGAAAGAGGAAGACCGTTCTCTGTCCGTTTCCCAGATGATTGATTATTTGATTAAAAAATTCTCTGAAAAGGAAAAAGAGAAAAACGGCAAGATTGTGAAAAGCCTGGCGAGTGTAAAGGACTATAAAATCATAAAGAAGGCTTTGGAAGAGTTCACACAAAAGAAATACAATAAACCATTATCCGTGTTTTATTTCAGTGACATAACAAAACAGTTCCTCTTGGATTTTGTTCTATATACACAAAAAAAAGGGATTGCCAATGGTAATAAAGCAGGCTTGAACCAGAAGTTGCGTAAACTAAGAGCCATAGTCAACTATGCCAAAGGGCTGAATATGCACGGTGCTGATCCGGAAATATTCGGCTGTGTGGAGGATAAGATGAAATGGCACAAGTTTGAACCGAGAACTGTTTCCAAGAGAGTGATACAGTTAATTGAGAATGTGGATAGAAGCTTGCTTACACTTAAAGAGGAATTTTGCTTGGATTTATTTCTTTTCAGTTATTACACAGGAGGTATGGCCAATGTGGATGTCTGCCATTTGACGTACAATATGATTCAAGGAAACCAGGTTATCTATGAACGGATGAAATTCCCGAAAATTGGAAAACCCTTGTTGATAGAGAAATCAAAACAAATTATTGAGAAATATGAAGGTCAAGGCATTGACAACTATGTATTCCCTGTATTCACAAAAAAACATACCACGGAGGCCAAAATGCGTAATAGAGTCATTCAAATCTCTAATAGAGTCAGCAAAACGTTGACTAAAGTTTGCAATATTCTGGATATAAAAGAGAATATAACTTGGTATTCCGCACGAGGTACATTTATCTCCCGTATGGTAGATGCCGGTTGTTCTCCGGCTGTTACGGCAGAACAAGCAGGAAACAGTGTTGCGGTAATCTTTAAGCACTATTACAAGTTTACCGAAGGCGAAACCTTATTGACAAAAATGAATTCTGTATTCTAAAGTAGCAACCAACAAGTTAGAATTTCCGGATATTTTAATGGATGAAGCCGGATTTGACAGGGCTATTGTTTTATTATTCGGGAAGTTTCGCTATCTTTGTTGCAATGAAGACGACAGGCTGGGTATGATTCCTGCCGTCTTCATACCCAGCCCGAAAATAGACGGGGGGATATACATATTGTACGTTCGCTGAACGTCTTGGTATAGATAAACTTGCACTTTTCAAAAAGGCAAGATGTATACGCAATGTTCATGCTGTGTATGCTTATATAAAATGAGTTCACGCTGTTCTTTTGGGTACAAGGCGAACATAACCATTAAAATATTATTGATATGAAACAAATTACTTTGTACGTGTACCAATCTATCGACGGTTGTCAGGCTTCTTCGGACAAGTATTTCGATACAGCGGTGGATGCCTCCGGTTGCGTGCTGATTGATGAAGAAACTTACCTGCGCATTTATATGAATCATTTGGGCTGGCCAATTACAGCGAAAGAGACTTTGGTTGTAACGAACAATGCTATCAACCTGACTGAGAATGAACGAGTGCAGTTTATTACAGGGGATGTAGTGGCAGAACTGCAGAGAATAAAAGAGGATGGCGACGGTACGGTGGTGGCTTACGGTGAGGAGATTGGAACTCTGCTTTTGGATAACGGGTTGGCGGACGAAATCACGGTAACGACCGTACCGATACTGGTCGGAGGTGATGAGAAAGCACTGAAATGCGGATTGAGTGACGGTGGAACCTGGATTGTGCGGTCGAACAAGATGCTGGTGGATGGTAAAATACGGACAGTGTACGGAAAGGTGTGATGACGAAATACAACAGAAATGTGTCATAATTTACCACAGATTACGCAGATGTACATAGACTAAATTTAACAAACAGATGATACTCTGTAATATTTGTCTGCGTAAATCCGTGTAATCTGTGAATATAATTTTTACACATTCTCTTGGGTTTTCAATAAATAATAAATAAAATAATGGACTATATACAATTATTCCGGTATTGGGAGTATAGTATTGTCCACTTAAAGATTAGGAATATCTCCTTGAAACGGGTTTGATAAGCAAGTCGATGTGCTCGTGTTCAAGAATATGCTTCATAGCCTTGTAGATGGGCATCTTCTCAATGCCAGCAATCTTTAGAGCTTCCATTTTAATGGTATTCTCAACCAGCTGTAAGTAGTCCTCCTCTTTCAGCTCAACATATTTTTGTGACTGGGATTTCAATTTTGCCATATCATTAATTGTCTTTATTATTTATTTCCGAAATCAGCAGGAATCTCGCCCCATAAGTGCTTGTCCCAATACAATACCTCTATATCCACTATCCTTGCTTCCATTACCTTGAGAAATATCTCCGCTTTCTGTAATGCCGGGCATGTGCGTGAGGAAGCGGTCTGTCTATTATTATACCATGTAATACCCGTTATACTGTCGGAATAGATTGTGTGCGGAGTCCCCGGATGCTCTAAAATATACTTGACAGCTGTCACAATACCGAGAAACTCCCCGATATTGTTTGTCCAATTGCCAATTGATTCCGAAAAGAGTTCCATTCCGGAAGAGAGGTCGACAGCCCGGAAGCGTGTCAATCTCTCTTTTGCCTTATGGGTACCATCGGTCGCTATGCCTACCTTTGGTTTTCCTTTCATTTGCTTCTTCCCGAATGTCCGTTTTTCGTGTGGATGAATCCGTCAGATTCCATGCGTCGTACCAAAGCCTGTGCTTGGTTTAGGTAATCGTTGATTACACTCTCCTGATGCCTGATATCCTTGCGCCCTTTGAGAATTTCCAATACACCGTCTATTGTACGGCTCATAGCACTCTTTCCGTCCTTGGGATCGAAGAAAATCTTTTTGTTGCCGAATGTCACAGTTACTTGATACAATGTTTTCGGGACAATTATTGTTTCCACATGCGCTTGAAACAAGACAGGGGTAGCAGCAACCACTACATATCCTTTGGCGTTGTGCATGGGTTTCAACTCTACCGAATAGAGGATGTTTGGCTCAATAGTTCCTTTCAGATCTTCTGAAAGAACACATATTTGTTTGCCAAATCTTGAGTCTTCACGAACTCCCATCAATTTACGTGTTTTGGAGTGGCGCGAAACGAATCCGATCAGTTCGCCTGTCCGCTCCGATTTCGCAAACTTCAGTTGCGATTTTTCCGATGTCATATTACAGGTCTTTCATATTCAATCTATTACTTTCAATTAACAATATGTCTTTAATAACTCACTTTATCATGCAAATATATATCAAATAAGCGTGTTGACAAAGTATTTTAATCATTAGTTTTCAGGTAATTATGTACGAATATATAGAGAAAGACTGCACTCAGTACAGTCTTTCTTCCTCTGTAAAATGGCTGAAACGTTCATCTGTATCAGAGGTTTGCAGAAGATAACGGCATTTCCAATATCGGTAAATCCGCCCACCGTTAGGTATATAGTAATTTATATCGTCAGCGTTCAGATATTGGTTTCCCTGTTCTGTGCCGTGATGCATCCATCTGGCACATCCCGGCAGATTAGGGTTGTCCCGGACATAAAAATCCATCTTCTCTTTCCCTGTCACGAAAATGTTATGTACGCGGATATCCTTGTCAATCGGAAACCTGTAAACATATAGGGCGAAGTCGCAAATATCCGTCTCCAAAAGATTGTTTCCAAAATGTATCGGGGCTTCCTTTTCCAGACTTTCAAAACCATTCCGTACGCTTGTCCGTGTGCATATTTCCGCAAACCGTTCATCTGTTACAGGTTCGGCTGTTGCATATACCACCCGGAAGCCATTGTTCGTACTGTCCCTGACCATGACATGGGCCACTATCTCGGAAGATTTGTTGATACTGTTGTCCATTGGATCAGTCTTATCGGGAATACACATCCGTAACAGCCCTACCACAATGACAAGAAATACCAATATCGCCCGTGGACCGATTGTAGTTGTCATGAAAACAAACTCATCAGCCTGCTTTCTTAACTGTTTCATAGAATTTTGAGGATGTGGCGGCCGGATGCACCCCGGAACTCGGACACGCATACTTCATGTCCTGCATCCAACAACCGGTTTCGACATTCCTCCATGGCAGTATCTGATATCCTGACAGCAGGAATATTCGCCGCCGTCATCTTGAAAAGAGGCGCTACCATGATCCGGGAAATCGTTTCGGCGTCTTCAAAATACGCTTCGTATGAATCACCTACATGGAAAAGGGTAATGGTTTCCACGCCATGCTTTTCTTTCATACCTCCGTAACACTGACGGATAATCTGTTCCTTTTTCATATAATATATGTGTATGGTTTGGTGTCTGCCAAACATAAAAAGTACCTGCAACCAATTCAGTTGTTGGGAGTTCATCCGAAAGGTATATACAGACTTTTTTATTGGACAAATATACAATAAATTGCGGACTCGCCCCACTTTTTATAAGCGGAACTATTCTCTCATTTTCACCTCCTTTTTTCAAACTCCTCACTGATGGTTTTAACGAATTGTTCATATTGTCTATCCTATGGCTTTTACTACAGGCCTTACCATGGAACAGAGGTGTAAAAAGTAGCCCAAGTTCTCGCTTATAGAAAATCCACCAATAAGGACAGCGCCTGCTTTAATACGACAATATTTTCCGTACATAGCGTAATCACCCGTGGTTTTGATAAGGCCATATCTCGGTAACAGTTCCGGTAGCGTGTCAAGTATCGGGCGTATGACCTCTTTTAGAAAGCTCGGACTTTCTTCCGTTCTCTTCCTCCCGCTTCCTTTTCTGTCGGTATTGCTTCCTTCCGTATGATAAAAAGCCTCAAAACGTTTACGGTATTTTTCTGTCAGTTCTTTAACACCTGTTTCCATCGTTTTAATTATACTCTGCAAGCCATTCGTCCAGTGTCATGGAATCTTCAAATCCGTACTCTTCAATCCGCACGTAACCATTTTCTCCCATGACCAGCTTTTCTCTTGTAAGGATTGTTCCGGCACGGTTTACCATTACCTCCGGTTCAATGGTCGCAAAACGCCCGCCGTCATCCGACTCCCGGATATCATACGCATGCAGTCCTTCCGGCACGGCATTGCGGTCAATCTTGAAATTGGTGAACAATGCCGGTATACCGTTGACAGTCATAGAGTCAAAGTTCTCGTCTTGAATATTTCTTTGGGTAATCATATTAAATTGTTTTGTGGTTATTACTTATGCTCGGGAAGTTCAATGGCCCGAACCCAATTATCCTGGTCATTGAACATCTCGTCATTGATTCTTGCCGTGAACTCCAGCGGTGTCATCTTTTCAACCTCTGTATGCGGGTTGTTCTCGTAATCGAAAATGATCTCCTTGTCAGGAGCGTCACGCCCGAAATCATCCATAGGGAAAGAGAACACCCACACCTCTTTGACCTCATCTTTCCCGAGAAATCGTTTCAGGTTGTCCGTGTAAGCCGAACATCTGTCCCAGCCAGAGTCCACGAAAGCGGAGATCTCCGCCTCCGTTTTATCCGTGCTTTCTTTCAGGAAAGCGACGGCGTTCTGTTTCCAGAGTTTCTGCCCGACGCATAGTTCCAGATACCGTTCCCAGACGGTAACCAGCCAGTCGATATTGATTTCGTAAAGATGACGGCAGGGGAAACGCTCCCGGCTGTCGGGATTATAGAGCATGCAGCTCCCGTCCGACCTGATCTCTTCCAGCTTGTACGCGGTATATACCGGTATGCCGTGATGTTCATCGTCCTCGCCTTCCTCCTCGACATAGACCGTGTGGGGCAGCAAGCCCTCCGGCATTTTTGGAATCGCCCTGAGATTGGCGATAATCTCCTGTTCCAGTTCTTTCTGTTTTTCCTGTAATTTCATTTTCTGTCAGTATTTAATTGGATTTTGCCTTCTTTGAATAACTTCTGTTTGTAGCGCCGGTATTCACGGATAATTTCAGTGTGCTTTTTTCGGTCAGGCTTGTACAGCCCCTTCGCTTTGCGCTTATTCAGCAGCTCCCTGTTACGCTTCTCCCTTTCGGGATTCACGATGAACGTAATCAGGCGGCGGCTTACACCGTACTCGCGTGCCAGCTGGCGCTGACTGACATCTTCCGTCATGTAACGGTGGAAAATCTCTGCCCGCTGTTCGGGTGTCAGTTTTTGCCTGCGGTCATACCGTGTCCCGCAAATGGTTATTCCCGTGCTTCTGTATGGCATGGCTGTGTCTGTTTATCGTTTGCATTCCATGAATAAAAGTCGTAATAGCCTGATTTTTTTTACAGTTCATATCTATTTGATTTTGATTTAATTCTTGACCAAACAGCATTTCCGTTGTATATCAACTCATTTACGCTGAATTGCCCATTAGTGTACAGAGGAGTACTTCCAAACGCATCTATATTTCCGTCCATTTTCTTATTACCACAGATGTATATTTGAATTTTACCGGACTTCTTCGCCTCTTTAAGTAAAGCGGAAACACTTTCATCATTAACGCAGTGCCTACATTTTCCGTTTATCCATACAGATATGGAAGTTACTTCTTTTTCATAAGCACATCCCATTCCATCGGAGGCATGTGCTACTAAAACATCTTTATTCATTACTAAATTATTTATATCTTTTTCTTTCATGTCATTTGAGAGTTTCTTGTCACAAACAAGTTATCGTTGGTCCTGAGTCAATGTCAATTCCAATCGAAGCGTACTTTATAGGGAAGTAATATTCAACACCCTTACCATTAGCCATATAATAGTGGAGATTTTCCTCTTTTATCCAACACTCACGTACCGGAGAGTTATTAATACTTACTATCCTGTTGAGATTGATTTTTACCTTTTCTTTCTTGTCCTGAACGGCCAACTTAGTTTCTTCATTTTCGCCTTCGATTGCATCTTGAATTTGTGTGTCAAGGCCAATCGGCGGTAATGTGATTTTTGTAGTTTGTATTTTCATTTTTAATTCTTTTGTTGTGTATTAATCGATAAATGCAACCATTCGGGCAAATAGGATTGGGAATAATCTGTTTCTCCATGATTAAATTCATTCCTGTTTTTAATACTTCTGATTCCATACTTTATCTCCTTTTTGTTCGTATTTAAACTAAAACATTGATATATCGGCAGGCCATTTTTCCACGTCCGTATCTATAAGCATATGCGTGTATTTATCCGACGGGTATTTCTTTTGTGCCTTAAAAGTCGCTTCGATATAATTTTCCGCTTCTACAATCAAGTGTGGCATCTCATCTATATAATCTCTATAAGTATCTCCGTCCTTGTCGGTTATCCACTTATATTTAAAAATCTCAAAGGTATAATGTGCCATTCATTTCTATGTATTAGTGAACTTATACCGTTGAGAAAATTCCCAACAGATCTTCGGCGGTCAGGGGACGGAGGGAAACGGCGTTGAATTCCTGGACGTCGTCCTCGTGTATATCCCGCACCCCTACGGTCGGATTCTCGCTACTCGGCCGTAAGTATATGACTTCAAGCAGCATTTCCTTGCGGTAAGCCGCTGGTCCGTCTCCAAAACTTCGGCGTATCGAACCGACCGTCTCGTCCGTCAGGCGTACGAAATCCCCGGTGCGGAATGATGGTGCCGGACTCGTGACGGGAGCCGGCATCTGCCGGCCCCTATGTCCTTCCAGGTCTTCCACTGCCATTGCGTAGGCCCTATATTCCGCTTCAGTCCCGAATTGCCTGGTTATCACGTGACCGCCGGAGTCGGCGGTATTCTCTTCCGGCGGGATGATCCCGGTTTTCTTGTATATGCTTACGGTGTCCTTACCGGGCAAAAGTGTCACTGTTATCATGATCGTGGCAATCGTTTTTTATGACAAGTGAAAATCCATATCCTTTTCCTCGAAATCGGTCAGGTGTTCTTTATTGTATTCCTCTATGACCGTTGCGGGAATATATGTTTCACCGCTTATCTCGAACTTTCCCCGCGCCAACAGCTGCGCGAGCGTATCCACATGACCTTTCAGTATTTTTTCGATTTCCTCACGCTTGCCTGTTACCGTGGCACCAAGGCGCATCCATACTGACTCTTCACACTGGGTGTCCGTATCTTCCGGTTCGTCCTCATGACGTATGATCTGGTAATCGCTCCAGCCGTCACCGTCATTCAACCCGGCGACATAGGCGTTATATTCTTCAAGAGTTTTGAACTCTTTCTCGTCCACGACACCCCCGTTGTCCATCAGCCATTCCTCGGAAGGCAGTTCCTTGCTCTCGTCATATTTTCTTACGGCATCCTCGCCAAAAATCATGGTTATCTTTATCATATGTCTTTTTGTTTTGAATGGTTTATTTGTATAATCTTTCTTTTCTACGCTCTTTCAGGGTATTCCGGAGATATTTCATGAGCTTTCCGCAAGGACACAGGGCATGTTCCCGCTGGCGGGCATAGCTCAGGTCACCGTTGGAGAGAATCATGCCTTCGGCATTGAGACAGAGATCGCCATAAACGTAGTTCTCCTCCGTAAGGTAAATCCTATGAACGGGATTCGGATGTCCCTCCGTACTGCGACCTTCCCGGAAAAGGAAGATCCGTTCGGCCTGTCCCCTGACTCCGAAAAAGGGATACGGGGAAAGTGCCGCGAGCGTGGCGGCATGCTCTGCCGGATCATGGAAGCGGTCGTCGCTCATTTCGAGCATGTGGCCGGAGTCCTGTTCCTTTTCCTCCTGGTACTCGTACAGTGCGGCGCAGGCTTCTATGAATTCCTCCGAACGGGATGTGGCAGAGCCGTTGGTTACGATATAAAAGTCATTGACAGTAATACCGTAGGCGCGTACCCGTTCGAGGATATGGCGGATGGCCCGGACGTTAAGCGACGGCTCGCCGCCCGTGATGTTGAAATGGTGAATATGCCTGACATGCCGCAGCAGGTTGCTTATATGTTTCAAAGGGATATCCACGGGCTCGGCATCTCCTCGCATGCAGTGGGCACAGCACATGTTGCAGCGCCGGGTAATCTCGATACAAAGATTTTTAATATAGAGTTCTTTCATGAGATGTTTTATAGATTTTCGACCAATTCACAGAAAGCCTCAAAGAGTGCCCCGGTGTGTAAATCCTTGGCCGGAACCTTGCGGATATCCCCGCTTTCGTAATCCAGTTCGGCATACAATTCCCCGTTGTCCACCGTAAAACCGTAAACGCAGCAGGGGTCATGGTCCTCGTCGCAAACCTGTACGGAATACCCCTCGACGGAAAACTCCCCGTCATCGAAACGGGAGACGATTTTCCGCATCAGTTCCAGCATGTCTTTTTCCAGCATACGGTAATGTTGGCCCAGTTTGTCAAGCTGCAACCGGTCTTCTTCCGATACCGGACAGGCAATCTCCACGTGTTCCGACGGCAACTCGAAAGTCTCCTTTCCGTCACCTATTTTCACGATATTTTTGACGTAATCTACGGCAAGCACATCGTACTCGCCGGATTTTTCTCGGGCGGGATCGTCCCACCACACTTTTTGTCCTTTTTTGATGGTCGTTGTCATTTGATATTCTATTATTCTTGTTCCTGAAATGAATTCCTTACAGGATTTCAAGTTCGGCTGCGTAGACTTCCGCCTCACTTACCCCGTCACCGATCAGGATGATGCGGTCGTCGAATTCCTCCAGAGCTTCCAAATCTTCGTCTGTGAGGTCCGCATATCTCTCTTCAAAGGCATCATAGACCTTGTATTCCCCGAAAGTTTCACCGGCAGGGTCATTCCAGAAGACTTTTTGTCCTTTTTCAAATTTTCTCATTGCCCCGGTATTTCAATCAAAGTAAACGGAATCCCATTCCGTCCAGTAACACTCTCCGTCCGCTTCGTCCGCGTGGCTCAGGTCTTCGTCCATCTGAGCCTTGTCCCCGTGGTAAAGGGCGAGCGCGCACTCGTCGGAACAGGCGAATTCCCCGCCCAGATAATATCCTTCTTTCATGGGTTTCCCGCAATGGTCGCAGCGGCGGACATTCTCATCGTCAGGTTCAGGTGTTGTCGCCACAATCCCGTCCGCCGTTTCCGCAGCGTTTCCAGGTCCGCGCAGGGCCGGTTCCATAGCTGTAATTTCATCTTTGCCCTGTCCCTTCCGGAAATCAAGGCTGCCTTCATAATGGCCTGCAAGTATTGTCCTTTGGTTATCTTTGTTCATAGTTCTGAATTTTTGCCCGTTTTACAATTCTCATATTGTCATAGCCGGTCTGCCTCAATTCATCCAGCAGGCCGGCATATTCCTTTTCCGTTACCGGTTTGGTCGTGGCGACGACATGGCTGTAATCCGCCGCGCCATGCTGGCCGACGTGCATGTAGGAGGTTGCCTCACCCCGCCGTCCGCTCCACGGTATGTCCGGGAACAGGGCGATGACCTGTCCGTCGGGATAGCGTCTAAAGACCATCCTCGTCATTTCGTCCGCAGATTTCCGTGTCGATTTCATAATCCCCGTATTTTTTGAATTCGTAATCTATTTCGCTGATGATTTCGTCAACCTCTTCGTCAGTTATTTCATCGACTTTCGGGTTGTCGATATCAAGCCGTACAGTCAGGTAAATGGTTCTTGTTGCCATTGTATCGTATATTATTAGTGTAACAAAGCCGGCCTATGACAGGCCGACGGTATATTTCTCTATCAGCCGTTTCCGGTACGCCTTGTCCTTTCCGGCGGCAAGGCTTGCCAGCTTGCGGATATTCCGGTTGGCTTTTTCCGCCACCTGTTCTACTGTCGGTCCGGGAATCATGAAATCACGACATCCGGTACCGCAATACCGCTGCTTCCCCTTGACCGTCCTGCCACAGGCCGGACATCGACGCTTGCCGTCACGTTCCAGTACTTCCAGAATATTGGCATGAATGCCTTCCCACCATTCAATACGGTCTATGTCATAATCGTAGACGGTTATCGTGTTCCCGAAACTACGGGCTTCGACCTCAACGGCAATGCCCTCATCTTCAAGGCAAACCTTCAATACCGGGTCTTCGTTAGGCTCACAGTGCCTGTCATACCAGATGATATAGGTGGGATCCTCCAGTTCGCCGGGTTCTCCCAGACAGAGTTCCGTAAGGCGGTTGCTCGTCAGGATATTGCGGATTGCAGTCTGTAAATTTTCAATGCTGTTCATCGATGCTTGGTTTTATGGTTATTCATTCGATTGTCAATTCATTTGGGAGGCGTAGCCGATAAACTGAAAGATATCGGCATACTGCTCACTGTATATGTAAAAACCGCTCCGTTTCTCACCGGTTTCTGCATCTATTCCGTCGGCATGAAGGTATTGCCCGTTTGTCAGGTATACGTCGGTGAGTTTAATACGGGGCGTGTCGTGCTTCCCGTACAGGGTTGTCGTGACAGGGAAGTTGTTGTCATCGAGTTCCTCCTCTTCCGTGAGGCCGAGCGATACGCGGCCGTATCGTTTTAGAAATTCGAGCATGAATTTCAGCATGGCCTGCCCGGCCTCGTGCAGCCGTTCGTCGATAAAGGCGTACTGGACGGCGAACAGGTGCAGCTCGTCGGCACTCATTTTGTCCGGGGCTTTACCCGGCTCCGCATTGTCTTTCTGTATTTTATCCATATCTGTCATGTTATTGGTTTCATGTTTCCAGCAGGGTAAAGGAGACGGTCAGTATCACTTTCCCGTCACCCAGGCTGAAGACTTCCAGGCAGTCGTTCCGGATAGTCCTTTTCAGGATATTGCCCCGGTATCGGGAATTGCGTACCTTGAAGGTAAAATCATCAATGAACGAGCTGATGCAATGAAGCACGTGGTCGAATTCTTCCTTGCCGTACCGTTCCGTTTCAGGGAAGACGCCTTTCAGATGCGCCCGCAGGCCCAATATATAGCTTGGGGTCTTGTTCGTGATCTTCCTCGAGTATGTAATTCTGTATTTCCTGTCCATGATGTACCGTTCCATTTAACCGTTATCGTCATACCAGCCCCCGATATCATCGAAATAGCCGTTCGAGTCCCATTCTTCCAGCAAGGTGGTCGGATACGTCCATTCAAGGCTGTAAAACAGGTCCTGGCACACCTCTTCATTACCCTTGCACAGGGCGAGCAGTGAGTTATGCGTGAAACAGCCGTCACTGCTCTCCGACACACGCCAGTCCTCACGGTCTTCTGCCGCGTATTCAGGTACATAGCACACTTCATCGGGGCGGTTGAGAAAGGCATCCTCGTTCTTGTAGATGTTTCCTTCCCCTCCGTATTCCAGTTCATAGAATACACCTTCCGGCGTTTCTATCCTTTTGCCAATTTCTATCATAGCGTTATCGTTTCGTGGGTATATATAATCACCATCCGGGAGGACAGCACCTTGTCGCGTACCGTGGGGTTGGCGATTGCCCAATCGGAATGGAAGCGCATGTCCGGAATGGATGCGGTGTCCACAATATCGCCCTCGTTTTCCAAATGGAGGTAATCCGGCTGGTACAGGTCGCAAAGATATTTACCGTCCGTGTCGCTGACGGCGTATATCCTGCCGTCGAGTGCAGCCGCCATTTCCTCCTCGCTGCGGTAGACCAGCAGGTATTTACAGCCGGCCTTCATCTCTTCCGCAATCCGCTTATGCAGCTCTTCGGGGGATAATTCACGCAGTCTCGACACGACCGCCCCGATACTTTCCACGGCATCGTAGCTGTCCAGGGCATCATGGCAGGTCGTTTCAAACTCCTCTTTCGGGCGACCCGCAAAATTGATGGTACGGACTTCCTGCCTGTGCCCGCCGAGCAGGTAAAAGGGCGTGCCGTTCCATTGTTCCTTTCTGACAGAGAGCGGCCGGGAACACTCCCGTGTCTGCCGGTTCACAGTGGCATACAGTTCCAGACTTTCCCCGCATTCCATATGCAGGATATGCCGGGCGAACTCCGCGAACGTCATGATTTTGATTCCTTCCCCGTTTGCCGTGAAGAAATCCTGTCTTGTCTGTTTCATAAATCCGTTTCTTTAAGAGTAGGTAATCGTTTTGTATAAGGGGTGGAATATTCACCTCGTTGTGAAAAAAAAGACCGCCGCAGCCGTAGCCGCGACGGCCCGTCATCATTATGGCATGTGATGAACAGGTTCT